TTTAATACGGCTGGTGCCTCTGCCATTGGTACGCACCAGTTCTTTTTACAATGAGGATATTATGTTAGTTACTCCTGATGAAATGATTGGTAAACCAGTTGGATTTACCTGCTCAACTTTTGACTTGTTACATGCAGGTCATATTCTAATGCTTGCTGAAGCAAAACAAGTGTGCGACTATCTCATTGTTGGTCTTCAAACAGACCCAACAATCGACCGACCAGAAATCAAAAACAAACCAGTTCAATCGGTAGTTGAAAGATTTGTTCAACTATCAGCAGTAAAGTTTGTCGACCAAATCATTGTGTATCAAACTGAAAAAGATTTGGAAGACATGTTGATGTTTTTACCAGTTACAATACGGTTCATTGGTGAAGAATATGAAGGTAAAGATTTTACTGGTAAAGAAATTTGTGAGAGTCGAGGAATTAAAATTTGGTACAACTCTCGCACACATCGTTTCAGTTCATCTGAATTGAGAAAACGCACCCACGAAGCAGAACTTACCAAGAGGATTTAATTATGACTAAAGTGTTTACAGATGTGCAGGTCTTTATGACAGCTGCAGGTCAAACTATTTCTAAAAACAATCCAGAACAAGCATTATTGTATCATAGATTGATTACAGAAGAATATCAAGAATTCTGTCAGGCGAGATTGGCCAATGATGATGTAGAAACTGCCGATGCTTGTTTTGATATGATATGGGTAATTGTTGGTTACATGTTGTCGAGAGGATGGAATTGTAGTAGAATTTGGGATGAAGGGGCATTAAGTAATTTGCAAAAGATTGATAATCAAACTAAAGAAGTTTTGAAACGAGAGGATGGCAAAGTTTTGAAACCAGATGGATGGAAACCACCAGACTTCAGTAGGCTTGTAAAATAATGGCATTCTTAGTTCACAATTTACCACCAGTTCAATGTTTCGTTAAGAAAGAATTTCTCTATGACTTTGAAAAAGGTCATGGTGAATTAGAGCCATGCATATGGATGACAATTAAGTGTATCAAAGGGCAAGCGTTTCGTATTGAAGCACTTCTGCCTAACTATGGTGCATTGTATGATAAACTACCACTACACGCATTTGTGTCTCGGCAAGACAACCTAAAAGATGCAACTTTGCCTCTAGATTACTTGCAAATATGGGATGCTTTGAGTTATAATATTACTGTCATTGAAAAAGATAACTTGCGAATGTTGAAATGTAAGTTTCTTGACAAAGACAGAAAGTGGCACTTTGGTGAGTATATGTTCACCTTAGATTTTTGTCAAAACGACCCTGGTTATTTGAATACAGGATTTTCTGAAACAGTTGAAGAACACAAAAGTTACAACTTTATCAAATTAGATAATGGTCAGTATGCGGCACAACCAAATAACAAGACCCTTTTCTATGATGCATCTTTGACTGTCGCTGAATTCAAAATGCCAGATTTCAAACTAGCAACAAAGTTATATTCAGTAGAGAAATACAACAAACACTCTGCAAGAAATAACAATGATTTTTTCTATGACTTTAAGGAAAGAAAAGAATGAACACCCGTGAAATTGCAAAACGGTTAGCAGTTGAACATAAACTACCAAGAGCCGAAAAATATGATTTGGCTTATCGTGCATTTGATGACATGGTTGAAGTCATTGGTTGGATGCAAGACCCAACTTATAACATGAATGACTTTGAAGGTCGTGAGATGCTTTTCCCTAAACGCTGGGTCACCATTGGTGTCCTTCCTTCGGAGACTGAGGTACATGTATAAAGTAACTTTCTATCCCAATTTTGAAGAACATAATTTTGTTTTCTTCAAATGGTTTAAAACTGCTGAAGAAGCCTTTGAATTTGCTGAGTCTAGAAACGAAGATATTAAAGAGATTAAAAAATATGACAATCAAACTAATTACACTTAAAACTGGCCAAACACTTATTGCACAATTAGACTGCACTGGCGAAAAAGAAATCTCCCTCAAAGAACCTGTTCAAGTTATTCTACAAAACACACAACAAGGACCAATGATGGGGTTTGCACCATTCTTGGATTATGCCGAAGAATTTTTGACAGGCATCAAAATCTCTATGGAAAATGTTCTTTGCCTGGCAACACCAACAAAAGAACTTACGAATCAATACAACAAAGTCTTCGGCAGTGGTATTCAAATTGCCTCTGCTCTCCCTAAAAATGTATTATAATGTATGAATGACTAAACAATATTATACCCATGTTCTAAACTTCGGTAACTTTATTCTTTACCGAGGTATCAAAGACGGTCGGAGAGTAAAAATAAAAATCGAATACTCTCCGACTTTGTTTTTTCCTACCAATAAAGATACCGAGTGGCGTTCTTTGCAAGGCGATGTTCTTGAGCCAAAGAAATTTGAATCAATTAATGCTGCAAAAGAATTTATCAAACGATATGAAGAAGTGCAAAACTTCAAAATGTTTGGTAACACACGACTAGAATATTCTTTTATTGCTGACACACAGAAAGGTGATATTGATTGGGACATGAATGACCTAGATGTTGCAATCATAGACATTGAGGTCGGTTCAGAGAATGGTTTTCCTGACCCAGCAAAAGCAGATGAACCAATTACTGCCATCGCCATTCGTAGATTGAAAGGCGGCATGACAGTTTATGGTTGTGGTGATTATGACAACACAAGAGATGATGTGAAATATGTGAAGTGTGCAGATGAATACACTCTCTGTAAAAACTTTCTGGCTGATTGGGAACAAAATACACCAGACATTATCTCTGGTTGGAATATTAAATTCTTTGATATTCCCTATCTACACAATCGTTTCAATCGAATTGTTGGGCCAGAACTCACTAAAAAACTTTCGCCTTGGGGTAAAGTGGTTGAACGAGAAAAATTAATTAAAGGTAAGAAACAAATTGCGTATGATATTTTTGGTGTGTCTTGTTTGGACTATATCGAACTCTATCGTTGGTATGCACCAAGTGGTAAGTCACAAGAGTCCTACAAACTTGACCATATTGCCTCAGTTGAACTAGGCACAAACAAGATAGATTATTCCGAGTATGATAATCTTCATCAACTCTATCGTCTTAACTATCAAAAGTTTATTGACTATAACATCAAAGATGTGGAATTGATTATTGAACTAGAAGATAAGTTGAAACTGATTGAGTTGGCTATCACTCTTGCATATGATACGAAGACCAACTTTGAAGATGTATTCGCACAGACTCGCATGTGGGACTCAATGATTAATTGTTATCTTATGGAAAGAAAAATCATTGTGCCACCAAAAGAACGCAAGATAAAAGAGTCTGCGTTTGAAGGTGCGTATGTGAAGGAACCACAAGTTGGCAAACACGATTGGGTCGCATCATTCGATTTGAATTCTCTGTATCCGCATTTGATTATGCAATACAACCTTTCGCCAGAGACATTAATTGAACCTTCTGATTACACGAATGCAATGAGAGATATTGTTAATCAAGGTGTGAGTGTAGAAAAACTTCTGAATCAAGAAATCAATCTCAAAGAAAGTGGTTTAAAAGATGCAACTCTAACACCAAATGGTCAATTCTTTCGAACTGACAAACAAGGTTTTCTACCAAAGATGATGGAAGAAATGTATGAAGACCGCAAGAAGTTTAAGAAGATGATGATTAAGTGTCAACAAGATTATCAAACAGAAAAAGACTCACAAAAGAAAAAACAATTAGAAAAACTGATTGCACGATACAACAATCTTCAACTCGCAAAGAAAGTGTCATTGAACTCGGCTTATGGTGCCATGGGTTCGCAATACTTCCGTTTCTATGATTTGCGTGTTGCACTTGCAGTTACACTTGCAGGTCAATTGTCGATTCGTTGGATTGAAAAAAAGTTGAATCAGTTTATGAACAAACTGCTCAAAACAGAAGAAGATTATGTTATTGCATCCGATACTGATTCAATCTATCTACGCCTCGGTAATCTGGTTGATAAAGTTTTTTCTGATGAAAAAGATACAAAGAAAATTGTTGATTTTATGGACAAAGTTTGTGAGGAGAAAATTCAACCGTTCATTGATAAGTCATACGAAGAATTAGCCATTTATGTTCATGCCTTTTCACAGAAGATGCAAATGAAACGAGAGGCACTTGCAAATAAAGGTTTGTGGACTGCCAAGAAACGATATGCATTAAATGTATATAATAACGAAGGTGTTGCATACAATGAACCAAAACTCAAAGTGATGGGTCTAGAGATGGTGAAGTCATCGACACCATCTGTCATTCGTGAAAAGATGAGAGAAGTTTTAGAATTGATGATGACAGGCACCGAAGATGATGTGCATAAGTTTATCGATGATTTCAAAATTGAATTTATAAAATTGCCTGCTGAAGAAATTTCATCGCCAAGAGGCTGTAATGGCATTGCACAGTATTCAGATTCGGTCACACTTTACAAGAAAGGCACACCGATTCATGTCAAAGGTGCCATTCTCTACAACTTTCATTTGAAGAAACTTGGTCTAGAGAAACAATATCCT